AGAGAATTAATAATTTATGCATTAAAAGGATTAGCAGGACTTGCAACTGGTCCTGTTGGGGCAGCGATTCTTGCTATAGGAGCACTTACTGCCGCTACAGCAGGATTTGGTGTAAAAGCATTAAAGGCTTCAGGGGAATTCCAAAAAGGGATGAATATGGTTTATACAATGTTGCCTAATGCTTCGCAACAAACTAAAGACAAATTAGGTAAAGATGTACTGGATTTATCCGAAAAGTATGGGAAAGCAGCTGAAAATATATCAGAGTCAATGTATCAGGCTCTTTCTGCTGGAGTCTCCACTAATGACGTAAGAGGATTTTTGGATGTTGCACAACAAGCAACAATAGCATCTGGATTGAATGATACGGCAATCGCTGTAGATGGAATAAGCTCGGTTGTAAATGCTTTTGGAAAAGAAAATATAAATGCACAGAAAGCTAGCGATTTAATGTTTACAGCTGTGCGAAAGGGTAAAACTACTTTTGGTGAAATGGCTGGAAGTATAGCTCAAGTATCACCAATTGCCAGTAGCTTAGGTGTTCAATTTAGTGATTTGACAGCAGTAGTGGCAACTATGACAGCAAAAGGGACGCCAACAAGTGAAACAATGACACAGATGAAAGCGGCATTCAGTGAATTTTCTAAAAGTTCATCTAAGGCTTCACAGGAATTCAAAAAAGCAACAGGAAAATCATTTAAAGATTTTATAGCACAAGGTGGAAATTTACAGACTGCAATGCAAGCGTTAGATCAGCATGCACAAAAAAGTGGTAAAAATATTAACGAATTTTTTGGAAGCGTAGAAGCTGGGTCTTTTGCATTGTCTGTTACTGGGAAAAACGCAGGAGCTTTTGCAGAAAATATGAAAGAAATGCAAAATTCCGATGGTGCTACTGAACAGGCATTTAAACAGATGAATCAAGGCATAGGTCCATCGATGGAAAGAATGAAGGCTTCAATGGCTAGAGGTATGATAGAAGCAGGACAAGCAATAACTCCAATGGCTTCTCAAATGGTTCAAGGGATTGAAGGAGCTTTTCCAGCAATAGGCTCAGCTTTTGCAAGCATAGGGCAATCTTTTTTGCCTCTTATAAGTGGCTGGGTTAGTAGTATCAGTGGATTTTTTCAGACTATACAGTCAAACGGAAGTCAGTTTAGTGCAATGTTTCAAGGAATTGGCAACGTATTAACTGCTATATTTTCTGGAATTGGAGCTGGAATATCAATATTAGGAGCTGTTTTTAATGCAGTTTTTGCGGTTATCATTAATCTTTTTGGAAGTTTTGCAAGTGCGGCGGGACTCGCTGGGGCACAAGGGCAAACTTTTTCTGCCACTATATCAGGTGCTTTTAGTACGATAGCTAGTGTAGTTGGGGGAGCTTTGCAATTTATAATGCCTCTCTTAGTTGGTTTGGCACAAATAATTGGTGGTGTACTTGGATTTGCTGTAAAAGGGATTATAAATACTTTTTTATTCTTTGGAAAAATTATTTCAAAAGTTGGTGGATTCTTTAAAAAATTATTTGGAAAAGATGATGCACAAAAAGCTACCGAATCAATAAATGAAGTTAAAAAGGGTATGGAAGAATTGAATGCTGAAGCGGCAAAACCGGCACAAAAACAAGTTGATATAAATGCTCAAATCAATACCCAAATGGCGCAAATGGGTGCTAACGGTCAATTGGCGGGTATGCAGATGCCACAAATGCCACAGCAGCAACCCATGGCAAATACACAATTGCAGACAGTAAAACTTGATCCAACAGCTAAAGTTTCAATCGACCCTGCTTCACTTGCAAATACCCAGATGAAAATAGACCCAAGTGCATTCAATGAAATGCAGATGAAAGTTGATCCTGGTTCATTTGCAAATACTCAAATGAAAATAGATCCTGCGGCTTTTAATAATTTGCAGCAGGCGGTGAAACAAGTTAGTGCAGATATAAAAGGAAATCCACTTGATACGACTAGAAACAGTATTTTAGGAGAAATTAAAGGACAAATTAACGCCTTGAAAGGTGAAATTTCTTCTGCCAAAAGTGCGATTGTTGGGAAATTGGGGGAAGTTGTAGGAGCGGTAAGGGCTATTAAAATTAATGTTAATGTTCCAGCAGCTCCTAGTGGAGATGCGATAGCGAATAAAATTGCAGCAAGTTTGCAGAAAGGATAGGCTATGGGACTACTGGATTATAAAATATTTATTAAATTTGACGAGAATGTTGATTATAAGGAGCTGGAATTTTTAGGAAATAAATCATTTAACACAATGGATTTTTTATCCCAAAAACTTGGTGACAACAATTTCATTGAAAAAGCGAAAGGAATGTTAGCTAGTGGTTTGAATGATTTAAAAGGAAAAGTTGACAGTATAGCAGGTGGAAATGCCTTGTTTTCACAAATAAATAGTAAGATATCAGAATTAAAAGAATTTTATCTTTTTCCGGTTCCACCTAGTGAGATGAAATTTAAAAGTATCGGTGGATGGGAAAGTATAGATACCGTAAATGGCATATTAAAACTTAAAAATAAGAAGAAATTACAGTCTCTAGCTTTTAGTTCTTTTATTCCGGAACAGAAATATAAATTTGCGGCACACCATTTGCTTGATCCGTTTACAACATTCCTGTTATTTAAATCACTGGAAATATCTGATAAGCCGATACGGGTTATTTTAGTAGGGAAATTAGGAAAAGGGACCCTTAGTTCTATTTTAAATCCTGTTGACTTGAATTTTCTTGCAACTGTGAATAAATTTGAGTGCAGTTTTGACGCTATTGGAACACTAAATTTTGATATTGAATTTGAAGAGTTTCCAGAGTTTTCAGATATAGAAGAAGCTGAGGCGACTGAAGAAAAATTATTTTACAAGGTAAGTGGTAAAGATGAAAATAATAGTAACTGATCCGGACAGTAAAAGATATGATTTGACAAGCATTGTAAAAGATAATATTCAGTTATCAAGCAGTATCGACAATATTACAGCACAAATGGAGTTTGAACTCGCTTACAATTATAGGGAAGATATGCCATATCACACAATTGATTTGGATAAAGGAGCTTATTTTGTGGAACTTTATGACAACATGGAAACTCTGATATTTCAAGGAATAATTCCTAAAATTAGTGTAAACAGCAAGGCTCCTAAATTTACAGCTTATGACCCCGCTTTTTATATTTCAAGAATATCTGAAATATTTCAATTTGATAATTTAGAAGCGGACAAATGTGTAAAAAAGATGTTAAATGAATTTGATATGCCTGTCGGAACTATCGAACCCTGTAGTGTGAAAATTGATGAATATTATTACAAGGAAAGTATTGCCGATATTATTAAAAAAATAATAGAAACTATAAAAGAAGATTCCGAGGAAAATTGGTATTTTTATTTTGCGGATAATGCTTTTCATTTTGCTAAACGAAATAGCGACAAATATTTAGACGGTAAAATACAGCCCAAGGAATATAAAATTTCTATTGGTGATGGATTTGTAAATATTTTTAATTTTATAAAAGATCCTAATTATTCAGTAAGTTTTGAAAATATGAGAAATAGTGTCATTGTCGTAGATGGAGATGATGAAAAAATGAATAAAGTCGATACAGCGAGAGATGAAGAAAATATCAAAAAATATGGATTGCTACAATATATGGTTAAACAAGAGAAGAACAATCAAGATAAGTCAGCTAAAAAAGGTAGAGGAAAGACCAAAAGCAATAAAACTGATAAAAAAGAGGACAAGAAAAATAATAAAAAAGCTGAAAAAACTAGGGTTAAAACTTCTAAACGAAATAAAGCAAGAGGTAAGAAGTAATGGCTAAAAACACAAAAAGGAATAAAAAAAGTAGCAAAAGTTCTAGTAAAAAAGATAATAAAGCTAATAAAAAATCTAGTAAAAGTGCAAAAGATAGTAAAAAATCGAAAAAGAAGCAAAAAGAGAAAAAACCTATAAAAGCTGTAAATGTTTTAAAAGAAAAAAATAAACTTGAGAAAACATTTACTTTGACAGTTCCTGGAGTACCAGTTTTAAGAGCAGGAGATTTAGTTAAGATTCCTAAAAATAGTACCGGTATTGCTGGAGTTTTTGAAGTTAAAAGTGTGAATCATAATTTTAGTCAAAAATACAGTTTTTACGGAATGGGGATATATTTTATGAGCTTAACTTTAAATTTAGTAGTAGACTTGGAAGAAAATGAAGGAGAAAGCGAGTGATTTTTATGGATAAAGAAATGTTGCAACCTGAAGAAGCAAAACATTCAGAACCTAATAAGGCATTTGATAATTTAGCTCGGATTTTAAGGAAAAATTTTGGCAATCCTGATTGGAATGGGCCTTTTTTGGGAAAAGTTGTAAAAGCACCTCCAAATTTAGAAGTTCAAATTGATGAAAGAATAATATTAAAGGCGGATAGAATTGTTGTAGCTTTTGAAAAAGTAGCAGGATATATAAGAGAATTTGAAGTTGAAGGGAATATTGAAATAGATGTGACTGATAGTGAAAACACGGATTCTGGTGGAAACACACATAATAAGATAGCAGCAAAAGGGACATATAAAGCTAGTGGAACAAATAAGTGGACTGACGAGTTAAAAGTGGGGGATGAAGTCATCTTAAATGAATTTAAAAATCAGAAAAAGTTTTATTTGGTAGAC